AGGACCTGTTATTTGAATTCCATGATGAAGCAGATACCATTTGCACCAGCAGCAGAAGATTTATATGAAGCAGTGCTTGAGCCGCCTCCACCCCCAGAACCGTATGAAGTGCCAGCCGTCGCCTGTTGTAGTCCGGGTCTGGCTCCTTGCCCTCCGCCGCCCCAAAAACTAGCACCACCATTAGGGAGTCCTTCTGCATTTCCATAGCCACCTAAAATAGAAATTCCCTCGTTATTTGCGCCAACAGTTCCAGCGGCGGGAGCCACTATTGCAGCGTTGTATCGCCCGGGTTTTCCTCCGGGTGCTGTGATCGTACTCATAGAGCCACTCCCCGATCCAGAAGCGTGAGTGAAAGTGCTGTCGCCGCCAATATTGCCATCATACTCATAACTTCCACTTACTGTTCCACCAGCGCCGACTGCTATAGTAATCGTATCAAGCGCCACCACTGTAACCCGTGCGATTACGGTTGTTCCAGCAACTGCTCCCCAACCTTGAACAGCACCGCCATCGCCACCGCCGCCTCCACCGCCAGTTATGAAAACAAGCAGTTTAGTAATATCGGCAGGAACGGCATAAGTTACTGATGTGGCGACAGTGGAGAAAACATCGTCAAACCCGCCCCCACCAGCGGCCCATGATAAAGCACCAGCGGCAGATGTTTTTAAGAATTGGTCTGCTGAATAAGTGGCGTTGAAGTTACCTGCTTTTAGTTTAGTTGTCATATCAACTCCACAATCCAAGTCCTGAGTATTTATTAACTACACTCTTTGGTAATTCAATAGAGTGGGTTAATGATTTTATTTTACCGGTACGAATTTTATGCATATCAATACCAGCCCCATACGCATTATCATCATACTTAACATTGTTAATGCTAAACTGCTCTAAATTTGTAAAGTGATGATGGTAATAATCCATATTAAAAAATTTATAAATCCCCTTGATCTCTTTTTCGGTATCTTTTATTAAATCTTTATAGTCTACAAAATGCAAAAGACTGTTCTTTTTATTATCGAGTAACCACTTTATAGAGTAGAGCATCGTATCTAAGAGATCGCCCTTTTTCATTATCAACTCGCATTTCTCTTCTATCTCGCTCAGATACAATGTTGCATGATCTAATTTGTTATACCCTACGTTAATATAAAAATTAGGGTCTTTAGCGCAGAGATTCAGATAAGATTTTATAACGTCTAAAACATCTCTCACCAAGATAACAATTTTTATATCATCTCCAAAATAGTTTTCTAATAAAGTAAAGTTATATGGAGTAATCCAAGCGCCGCGCTCTATTATGAAATCGCCATCCCAATCCTTGTAGTAAGCATCAAACAGGTTTTTTAATACATTATCTACTGACGCTTCATCTGGAAAATTGTTATAGACAATATCTTGGGACTTCACATCATGTATGCGAAACATAATCTCTGGTAATACAGAATTTGCCGTCGCATTTATTTTAGGATTCTGATTCAATATACTGCTAAGTAAAGTGTTTCCCGCTCTGGGAAGACCAGACATAAAGAAATGCTTCAAACTAACTCCATCCTAAAGATACTGCTTGAATCCTTGTTTCTCTGGTGCCGGATTGGTTTAGCGTTTCAATCTTGTATCTCATGGCCGAACCAGAGGGTTGGCTAGTTATGTCAGCATTATGGGCTGAAACGATATCATGCGCTCCTGTATTGCCTTGATCTACAAGCGTCAGAAGAGTCCAAGTAGTGCCACCATCACGACTGGCATATGCTTTCAAATCTGTATTTACAGTTGTTGCGTCGCCACCCACCGTCGTATGTGTTAGAACAATATCGCCCTTAGTTGGAACGGCTTCTGCGGCTGTTGCGTTAGATACAAGTGTCATGTTATTAGCGGCAAAACCCACATCTTCGTATCTAATCACAACTACACCCTTACCACCATCGCCACCAGCACCACCCTTATCTGCGGCTCCAGCGCTAGAATTCGAGCCGCCACCGCCACCGCCTCCAGAAACGGCAGTACCGGCTGAACCATTAGAAGTTCCATCCACTGTTCCGCCTTGTACTCCAGCAGCGCCACCACCATAAGTTGCTGTTCCTCCTGTGGCGTTATAGCCGCCACCGCCACCGCCTCCTCCAAAGTAATGAGTACCCACTGTGGTTCCCGAAGTGCCATCTCTGTAATTATTAGAGACACCAGTACCACCGGGAGAGTCACCCGCTGCCGCTGCTCCACCAGCGCCTCCTGCCCCACCACCGCCAGCACCAGAGTTCACATAAGTATTTGTACCACCATCGTAACCCTGTCTTGGAGGCCCAGCGGTTCCAGCGCCAGACGCTCTAGCGTTGTAAGCACCACCGCCTCCAGAACCACCGGCAAGACCAACTGAACTTCCGTAACCGGATGCGCCTGCGCCCCCACCTATTGCTATATACGATGTGCCACTAACAGGAACAATACTAGAGTTTTCCCCACTCACGCCATTCTCTACGGCGGCTTGAAAACCAGCACCAGCGCCACCATCTCCAGCGGTTATAGTGTAAGCCTGTGTTATTAACGATACGCCTGTATCGGTCAAGAAACCACCCGCGCCGCCGCCACCACCCGCTCCCCAAGGGCCAGTATTCGCTCCTGCGTTTCCACCACCACCACCACCAGCAACCATAAAGTAATCCGCGCTTATAGTGCCAGCGATAACAGTAAATGTTCCATCATCTAAAAATGTATGGGCGCGGTAATCTGTTCCAGTATCCGTGTATGTGACAACGGTGCCACCTGTTGGGGTGGATGTAGTTCCAGTATAGTAATTAGAATCACTTCTAATTTCATTAGTAGACAATGAAGCATCGATACCAGTAGCATCCATGAAAGCATCTTCAGTCTGGTCTACTAAGTTGTATTTTCCAAACGCTCCATTTGCAGCAACCTTGAAACCTAGCAGAGCGATATCGTCCTCGATCACTGAAGTGTCAGCAGCAGCGTCGGCCCAATCAATGGCAGCCGCGCCTGTTTTCTTTAGAAACTGCCCTGTTGAACCGGTAGATGTCGTATTTAATTGATCGACAGTTACGGTGTCATTGCTAGGTGTTCCGATATCAGCAACATCCCCAAGGAAGAGGATCGTCGCTACAGCAGTTGTTGGTGCTGTGGACGTGAGTGTTAAGGTCGTTCCAGAGATCGTGTAATCAGTGGTTGGTGTCTGTCTTACTCCGTCAAGGAATAGCAGCGTAGAGTTTATAGTTCCTTCTTGGTTCAACGTAATAGATGAACCAACAGGGGCTGCTTTAGTCTGCGCTGAATATCCCGCTAGTTGGGGCGGTTCATTTCCGAGATAACTCATATATTAAACGCCTCTTTCACTTCTTCGGCAGTCAGGCCAAGTGCTTCAAGTTTTGATTTGACGGAGTCTAGTTTTGCTTGTCTGGCTACTTGTTCTGCTGTGGGTTCTGGGGCGGGTGGTAGTACATAATGGAATGCACCATCGTATGTTCCACCGATGCGAGCATTAGCATCAGCAACAACTAACGTAGCGCCGTCAACAAAAAACTCTGTTTCTCCATCCCATACCACCATGTTCTCTACTGTGCCGTTTTTTACTACTGCGTAATTAGCCATTATTTAAACTCCCACACAATTACTATTCCCTGAGTTCCCGAATTTCCAGTTGTGGTTGCAGCACTTGGCCCTCCTGCTCCTGCTCCATACCCAGTACCCGTTGCGTAAGGGATTGTGCCACCAAAACCAAACATTGAACTTCCACCAAGCTGAACGGAGTAACCGCCTTGCCCTGCTATATTTACATCTCCCGTTGTAGGAGTGGCTGTAATATTTGCTGCTGTATAATCACCTAGTCCTCCGGCATTTCCACCCACAACAGAAACCGTAGTAAAGGAAACAGTACCGCTTACATAAACAAACTCAGATGCTCCACCAGCACCGTCACCAACACCACCTGCACCAACAGTTACCGTGCATGTAGCAACATTTGTAACATCCAAGAACTTACTAGCATACGCTCCACCACCGCCAACACCAGCGGAATTAGCATACGCCCCGGTAGACCCGCTACCACCTCCACCACCTTGCACTTCAACAATAATCTTTGTTACACCGGTTGGTTTAGTCCAAAGAGTCGATGCGGCTGTGTACACCTTCTTATTAAGAAACCCACCACCAGCAGTATCCCAAGTGCCATCGCCCTTGAGAAACTTTGCATCACCTATGCTGGATGCGTCGATTAATTTAACATCTACCTTAGTTGTCGCCAAAATTACTTCCTCATTTGCCTGATGTGTATATCAACCATACCCAGATCCGCCAGCAGATCCACATCCACCGCATGTTCCTGAACCGCCCTGCGCCTGAAAGACGTCAAGGAATCTAAAGGTAGGGTTCATAGTTGAATCATCGTAATCTATCGTTGCACCATCCATGAATTGGATCGCCACTGGGTCTATATAAAGATTGGATGCAAGTTCAATGTCTCGCTCTTCTCTAGCATCAGCAAAAGTCATGCTGTGTTTCATTCCGCTACAGCCACCACCGTAAACGAATACACGGATACCCACCATGCTTGGTTGACTTTCCAATAGGTTAGCAACCTTATCCATCGCGCTGTCTGTTACTGTAATCATTATCCTTCCCCGAAATATCCGCCACTAAATTTATCAGAGACAGCTTGCTTTGCTTCTATAAGACAGTTAGGTAGCATATCATTTGGTGCTATCGTCATCCATATAACCAGAAACGGTATGAGAAACCAATGCGCTATTCGCGCGATCCCAACGATAAAACTCACTTGGGATATTTTGCTTTAACTGCCTGACGCTTTCCTTCTAGTGAAGTAACCGCAGCCATTCTTTCTTCTACGACGCCCTCCCAAAGAGCTACTATCAGTTCATCTATGGATGGGTATTCTTCTTTGCGCTTATGGGCGTATGCTTGCGAATCGTGTTCTGCTTGCCACTCTATATGTGCAACTTCCATGTCTGCCATTGTCGGGCGATCAGAACTTGATCTCCAATCTTCAATGTATGGTCCGTTGCCATCATCACGCATCACAAAATCTTTTTCTGGGACGAAACCAAGAAACTTTAAACCGTTCGATGAAATCATAAGAGTTTAAACCCCGAGCAAAATGTCATGCTTTGGCCTCCTATCAATGTTGGTGCATTGAGTGTTTCGACGTAAGCATAAAACTGAACAAAATCTCCAACAATCAAATCTATGACACATGTTAGTGTCATGCCCCTCCATTGATGTTTCGCGCCAGCACCATCAAACCATTCCTGTTTTAATGCTGACGACGATCCGTCCAGCGGCCCCTTGTAAATAGCAAGCCTTATTCCGCCTACTTCTTCTCCGGCCCCAGAATTAGTGAGGGTTGTTGTCATTGAGAAGAAATATTTTCCCGCTTTATCTGCTGGAACTGTAAATGTATAGGTGGAGTGATCGAATGCAGAATCCGTATCCCACTCTTCGGTATCCATCGGTATTATTGTCCACGTATCATCAGTATATGTAGAATCTGTAGCACGATAAGCACCAAATGATGGGGTATTGTCTCCACCAGCAGTAGCCCAACTAGCAGCGGTTCCGTTAGTAGTTAAGAACTTTCCGCTCTCTCCCGTTTGGGACGGTAGTGAATCAACAGTAGTCCACGCCATATCATCCTGAAGGAACTTAGACCCATCTGGTGTTCCTGTCGTGGCTAACTTTGCTACAGTGACTGAAGAGTCTGCTGGAACTATTGCTTTCCCGATATCATTGATGCCTACCACTTCCACAACAGCGGCATCTGCAAAATTCCCCGACGCGAGAGTAATGGTCGTGGGAGATCCTGCGATGGAATAAGCATCTGTATGCTGAACAACACCATTTACCTTTAAGATAAGGGATTGTTCGTTAGGTGCAGTCCATGCCAAAACAACGGTATTAGTTGAAGACCCCGATATGGTAACCGAAGCCTTCAGTTGTATATCAGAGGATTTTAGTTCTGTTCTACCCAAATATGACATTATGTGATCTCAAGGATTGAAGCCATGATGTCTAAATTTCCACTGCCATCCGAAGATTTAGCGTGGAGTTTGTCGCCTGATTCCATGTTCAGCTTGATACCGTCAAACACAAGGGAACTATTCGCTGGAACCGGCGTTGTTTTGCAGATATAGAAGTTTGGTGTTCCACCAACGCTTACGTCTTCAAGCGCAATGTCAGCATCAACACTTGTTGACCCCGTGTTACAAACGGTCAGGCTGTGAATCACCGTTTCAGCAACACCAGCGGCATGTGCGGTAAAGACTTCCGTCAGCGTGGCATCTGTGAGTGTTTTACCTTTGTTTTTGAAAGCGTTTGCCATATTTTTGTCCTATCAACCCAAAGCAATCGACATCGCAACCGCTGTGCCAGCGGGATCGCCGGTTGAAGTTGCTGCCACTGTTAATGTTTCATTCCCACCACCCGAACCAACCGTGAGTGAAATGTTCGTACCCGCAACCAACTTACCATTCAAAAAGCCTGGTGTGGTGTCTGTTGCAGAAATAGAAACGTGTTCGTCGGTGTCCGTGGGAACAACAAGGATGTACCCGTCATACCCTACGTTGACCTGTAGATGTTTGCCTGGATCAGCAGAGGTCAGTGTGGGAGTGTTGATGGATGCGGCAGAAGCAGCAGCATCCTCGGCATAGCCTTTTGAACCTTTTAATCCACCGGAAACAACAGTCGTGCTGGTTGACCAATCTTTCGATGAACCATCAGCAACCGTTGTGCCGATTGACCATTCTTTGGATGAGTAACCAGAAGCGCCATCTACGGTGCTGCCAGTCTTTTGCGCCCATTGGTACGAACTTTGAGCCGTAGTACCAGCGGCCCATTCTTTAGATGAATAGCCTGTGCCACCGTCCACTGTACTGCCGGTTTTCTGCGCCCACTGGAATGCACTTTGGCTTGTCGTCCCAGATGCCCATTCCTTCGCGGAATAATCCCCGGAGACAAGTGAACCCGTAGTCGTCGCCCATGACTTAGCATCACCAGCAGACGGTTGGCCTGTTGAGGTTCCACCGATTGCCCAGGATTTTGAACTGTTATCGGTGCTTTCAGCATAGGCGTCAACTTTGACTGCGTAGTTTTCCGCTTTGGTTGCGCTGGTCGCGCTATTGCTTGCAGATGTCGAACTCGATGAGGAAGACCCGCTCGCACTTGTTGCTGATGACGCGGCAGCAGTTTCCGAACTCGATGCAGCCGTGGCACTTGTAGCCGCTGCATTTTTGTAGGTTAGCGCAGTATCCCGCGCAGTTTCCGCTCCGGTTTTTGCGGTGCCAGCAGTTACGGCACTGGCGGCACTCGCTGTTGCACTCGCGGCAGAGGCCGTTGCATCAGTCGATGCGTCATCGGCGTACCCTTTAGCACCTTGGAGTCCACCACTTACAACTGTTGTTGAAGTCGCCCATCTTTTCGCTGAGTCAGCAATGGTTCCCTGCGCCCACTCTTTGGAACTGTATTCTCCGGTAACGACCACGCCACCAGTAACAGTTGCCCAGGACTTAGATGACCCAAGTGTCGCAGTCGTTCCTGTCGCATATTCCTTCGCACTAAACTCTGCTGTATCGACAGCGGCACCCGTAGCCGTTGCCCATTCCTTTGCAGCACCTTTCCCCGCACTGGTTGATACTCCCGTCCCCCCAATCGCGTAGGCTTTACTACTGAATTCGCCGTCAGCCACAACACCGGTTGTTTTCGTGGCCCACTGCTCTGCTTCTACAACATCAGTTTGCAGTGTGGTTATTTCGGTTTTTGCTGAAGTGAGTGCAGTTTCTAGTTGTGATTTTCTTACGTTGGTAGAGGGGGTGCTTAAATCACCGCCAAGGGTCGGATCGATTGCACTAGCCATTTTTCGGGAAGTCCTCTTTAACTTTGTCACACGCTGAAACGTATGCCGTCATCAGCGAATCATCACCCTTTTCGTTCCAGTACACCGCATCTGCCAGGTCTTGCAAGGAGGGGTAACGGTCTTTTCTCAGAACTTTATATTCTTGGGTGTTGTATTCGGTTTCCCAAGTGGTCAGTTCTTCTTCTGATGGTGTACCGCGACCCATCTTTTCGTCATCCCAGACATGAAGGGACTGAACATCATCCTCGTCCTGAAGAACCATATAAGCCGTTTGGCCATACTCAGCCGGGAATTTGAAAGCGAGAACTCGCCCAAGTTTAGTATTGTCAATCATACGACTCTGCACCCCATAAATTCGTAAGCACCGAAATCAATCGACGCATCAATCGCATTCAAATATCCTTGAAAATAGTCAGTGGTCCCATTGGCGTAAGCTATAGTTCCACACGCTATAGCAAGCGTTGAAGAACCTGGCCCCTTTATGCCTGTGTAGGAGTTTGTCCCTGAATAGATCGCCCCGTTTTTGAAGATCGCCACCTTCGCGCCTGTGTCATCACCAGCAGTCGTAAATGTTGTCCGCGCATAGAGCCAGTAATACCCAACCTTTGTTGGCGTGAAGATATAGGTTGTGGTGTTGTAATTGGAGTTGGTGTCGAAGTTCTCCACATTGGGTGTCATCGCTACCCACGCACCACTCGCAACAGTCTTTCCTCCGTTATGAGCGGCGAAAGCAGGGAATCTTGTGCCGTCTACAACCTTTGTTTCCAACCCGTTAAACGTGGAAGTAAGGTTGGTGTTCATCGACTCCGTGAAAGTTTTCAGGGGGTCGCCGAGTTTGTCTTTGTGCTTTGACCAGGTAACTTGGTTGGCAGTAACAGTGGTCCCGTCGTCAGGTGGTGGGCTAGAGTTATATCCCGACAGGGTTGGTGGGGTGTAAAGTGCCATTATTGATTAGCCTCGATCAATCTATTTATTTGTTTTTCAGTGGAAACTGCGTCTTGAGCCATCAACGCTAGAGAACCAGCGGTTGCGGCAACGGCCCTGCTTGGGTCCATTTTTTTAGCGCCAACACCGAGCAAAACGCGCCTTCCGACTGGACTAATTAAGAAACGACCAACCCCGAATGCCTCTGCCATTGTCACAAAAGCACTTCGAGACAAACTACGCAAACCAGAAGCAGTCTGCGCTCCCATAATGCTTGTTCCAGGGTCGGACGCATCGTCGAGGAATTTGTTGATTCGATGCACTTGAGTCAGTGCTTTGATTTCGGCGGGAAGCAACAACTTTAATGCGCCACTCTCACTGTACTCCTCCATTACATTACCCAACAATTCAGCCTTTAGTTCTGTGGGCAATATCTCATCACCGATAGCCTTTCCAGCCTCGCTTGGTTTAGTGGCGCGTCTATAAATGCTGTCAATAATTGCCGCTCTAATGGTTCGCCCAATGGGTGAATCCTTACCCCCTTGCTGTGCAATCATTTTTCCGAGCGTTTCAATCCCTAAAGAATCCGCGCCTCTAACTAATCCGTCTATTTGTTTTGCAAAAACGGATTGAGTCTCCAGAAGAGTGCGAATCCCGACTTGATTTACCTTGTCAATCTGCTGTCCTAAACCCCGCAGTGCTCTGAATTCGGTATCCGAAAGCAAAGTTCTTCTGAACTCAGGGGTGAAATCAGCCAACCTTTTAGTAAGGTTGTCAGGGTCCATCATTAAGTCGTTACGGAATGCGGTTTTTAAGATATCAAACCGTTCAGGCTTTAATGCCCGTTTAAGTTGTAAAACAAGGTCAGGATCAGAACCAGACATAATCCGACGCACAAACACCTCTGGTGATTCGGTTCTTATCGCCTCTTTAACAACAGACCTCTCTAGAACCTTGAACCTGGCATTCGCCGCCTTTCTAGCGGCCTTCCATGCTTTAGCAAACCCAGGCGCAGCCCCTTTAAGATTGGCTGGATTATCCAACGTATCTCTAATCGCATTAAATGCTTGTGCCGCTAATCTATTCTCCCTTGTTGCGCGTTGACCAACAGCAGGGACCATTGCATCGCCCAATGTTTCAGCCCACCAATTCAACTGATCGAGTGGTGAAATGGTTTCGCCATCGACCACGCGAGCTTCCATGCGGGTCGTTTCAGCAATTTCCTGCAACACCTTTGCAGTATTCGCGTCCAACTGCGAAATCGCTGTGCCTATGACTTGTTCTTCACCAGCAATCGGTAATGGTTGACCATCAGGACCAAGCAAAAACGGCTCATCTTGGGAAGCCCTAAATCGACGGGCAAGATCACCACGGTCCAGAATGTTCCTGGCAACACTTTGTAAGGAGGTTAGGTCAAATGTTGGTGTATCTAGGTTCCGAGCCATGCGGTAAAGGTTATTTACATTGGCGTTAGCAATAGCGTCCCATTCTTTAATGTATTCGGATATCTTCGCCCCAACTTCTCTTACTTTGGTGCGGGGGAATTTCCCCATTTTCTTACCAGCAGCACCGACCAATCTCCCTCGCGCAATTTTCTCTAGTCGCGCAAGGTCAGCCCCTAAATTCGTTCGTCCTTTAGCTTTAGATAAGCGACTCAGGACAAGTTTCGTATCTTCTTTAATCCCGGCAATGTAATCATTCACCTTCGCAAACAAGGCTTGTGATTGACCACCCATTTTTCTCAGCCAAGGAGCGGATATACCCGTGTGAACAGGAATGGGGGGGACACCTAAATCTTTTGCAGCCTGTAATACTTCCGGTGTTCCAGACTTGAGAGGTGCAAGGCCACCACCTTTAACAAGATCAATGCCTTTCCTAACAATAACCTCCCCAATAGGGGAAGCGATACCGGCAACAACACCTTTCATTGCGGCTCTACTTCCGACATCGCCCAGCGTTTCCTCTTGGGTGCCACGCAACACCTCAATCCCTTCTTTTGCTAACTCCCCTCCAGCAGTGCCAGCACCCACAAACGCCGCAAGTCTTAGAAGGTTGACGGGAATGCCTTTTTGGATAGCCTTAGTTGCTCCCCATATATCACCGATTATCGCTTCTAATTCCCCACCACCAAGTTCAGCCAGGTCGTAGAGGATGTTTTCTTTCCCTAATTTAGCGTCAACTTTGCTCCAGTTATCTCCCTTTTCCTTGCGATAGGCCAATTCATACTTATCACTGTCTCCAAACCTTTTAGCGACAAGATCACCTTCGGGGTATCGCTTCTTGAAGGCAGCAGCTTTTTCACTGAGCGTAGATGCACGACCCATTAAGTAACGGGTTCCCGCATCAGCGAGGCCAGGTTTACCAGCAGCCGTTACTGGCTCATCAGGACTTTTCCCCTGAATCGCTTCCTCGAAATTAAGCGGAACATAGGATTCAACCTCATGCCCTGGAATGTTTTGGAACCGTGTTCGATACGCCTGAAACTGATCATCGCCCATGTGCAAAGTAGGCATCAGGGTTGATTGCCTCTTACTGGTGAAAGTGGGCAACGCACCGCTTGTTTTGAGTTCTTGACTTGCGTCCCGCAACCTCTTGCTTCTGAAAGTAGGAAGATTTTCTGCCACTAATTCGTCGCCTTATACTTAGCCCACGCAACATCTCTTTGAGAACCCTGACCCCTCACTGTTGCGTTGACTGCATCTTGAATACGTTCCAAACGATCAATCATCCCCTCCACTGAAGCCGTGATTTCACGATTCTTCCTAGTCTCACGATCTCCCGAGCCACCGAGGTCTTTGTAAAGTTTTTGACCGTAAGCATTCAACTGATCGGGTTTGCTCAGGTCGTACCGATAAGGCCGATCAAGCAACGCATTGATTCGCATCATTTCTGATTCGTGCATAACAAGTATGTGCAACATAGCCTGTTGCGCTTGTTTGAACGATTTCCCCACTACAGAAGCCGCTAGAGCCTCGGCTGCTACCTTTCTTTCTTCTTGCGTAATGCGTCCACTCTCTTCACCCGTAAAAACTTCCACGGTTTCTGAAACTTGCGCCTTAAATCCCGCCTCTAGCTCCGCCATCTCTTCTACGCTGACATCGGTATCCGACATTTCATTCAGTACGTCGGTCCATTTTTCCTCGGCCCAATTTCCCAAAACACCACCTATCGCACCACCAACCCCAGACCTCAACCGCCCCGACAAACCAGCAACAGTTTCTCCCGCTTTTGTCCATTTCCTAAACAGACCGGCCAATTCGGTTGCGGCAACTGCGGACTTACTTATTGCATCTAGTGCTTTTGATGTATCAGCATCAGTAAGGCCAGCAGCCTCAACGCCAGATACGTCCTTAGAATCCCACCCAGGAATACCGACAGGCTTATACCCTTCGTCCAAACGCTTTTGGAAATCCGCATCACTCATCGTAGCCTTGTCGTAGGCGACGATTTGAGGTTGGTCCGGTCCGGGGTTGGGATGCAATAACCATCCAGGGGCGATATTTTGCTGTGGACCACCCGCACCCGCCCTAACATAACCCAAAGGATTAACTTCCTGACCGTGATCTTTAGGAAGTAGAGAACTGTGAATCCATGTTTCAGTCACACCCTCTGGTTGATCGACTCTAAGAACTGCATTTGCAGCAGATGGAGCAACCGTTTCTTCGATTTCTTTGATTAAATCCCACTCTTTGGTCTGTGGATTAAGTCGATACCAGTTTTTATCGGCTCCTTCTTTTAGTTCCCAAGCGGCCTCAGTATCGAGAGGTGCCTGGCCTATTTCCCGACCGCTTGTCTTTCCCATGATCGACCGCCCAACAGCATAAGTGTCCTCTGCAACGCCTGCTGGAACCTGGGCTTGTACATCACCACCACCAGGGGCACCCATTTGTTCGTATTGATTGAAGAGAATTTTGCGTTGCTGGACTAAACCGTCAATGACGCTTTTCGCGCTTGGGTGATCTGGGTTTTGAAGCAAAAACGCTTGAGCGGCTTGTATCGCTTCCCCGTTTTCTTTAAGCGCACCTTTCGTCAAATCAATCCGCTGCGTAAGAGCAGAAGCATCCAAAGTGCCTTGCCGATACTTCGCCGTTGCCTGCGCTTCATCTCTTTTCTGATTCAAGGCGCTTTGTTCTAAATAACCGCCAGCAAGTCCTGATCCAAAACTTCCAAATCTAGCCATTGATTAATCTCTGTTTTGTCATACCCAATCCTTGCCTAACGCGACACCAGCTAAAGTACCCATGCCCTGGGCTTGTGCGCTTCTGAGTTCAGCCATTGCTGTCGCATTGCCAGACATAATCTGATTCATGTTCGCTGTGTAGTCCTGAAGATCCCTCGTTCCCTTGAAGACTTGCTGCATGAAGTTGAGGTCATATTCCAAACCCGTTGCGATTTGTGCTGTGGCTTGCTGGCCTATAGCAGCTTCTTGTTGAATGCTTTTCATGCTCATGTCGTACTCGTCCAGAAACGACTGCGCTCCCGCTTCACCCATTAATTGACCTTCATCTGCCGCCAGCATGTTTCGACCTTGAACATCCCAAAGACTGCCGCCCAAATTGCGCCGACCCATCTGCGCTTGCAGATTGCTTCTGCGCTTTGTGATGGCGCTTTGAACGGCACGTTCTCTGGCTTGCCTAACCTGACTCATACCAGGGGCGACAGTCTCACCTAACGCCCTTTGTCTTCGCCCAAGACCAACACTGCGGTCGTAGTCTTGCTTTATATATTTACGAAAGGGCGAACCTTTGGCCTTCACATTCCCACCCGTATAACTGAAGTTTCCACCGGGGGTCTTGTAAGTGATAGGTTTCTTAGCACCAGGCATTAGTCCAGGGTGCATGTACTGTTGTGTCCTTTTCTGCCCAGCTTTAAGCACATCCTTTCCGCGCTTGTCATCGTACATTCCCTTTAACGCCGTCGCGCCAAATATTGTAGGCATAACCCAACTAGCCATAGGCATCAGTTAAGTCCTCGTTGTCTGAAACACATAAGCTGTTTTTCCATCTGGGAAGTACCTTTCTATTTTTCCTACGGAGCGAACTAAACCCAACCTTCCGTGATACGCGAGATTGGCTTGATATTCTTTAAGTGTGGGCATGATGATGTTGAATTGTTGTCGGTGTTCATCAAGAAAACGAGCAGTCGCTTCCATGATGTTTCTGTCTGATGACCAGGGAAACCATTCGGCATGGACTTCTAACAAATGACCGTTTTCGTTTACTCTGGAAACACCAACAGGGATTTCACCTTTTCGTGTTTTACCTACTGCGAGATAAATGCGATCAATGTCATCAAACGCCTCAAGTGAGTGAAATATGAATTCATCAGGCGTCAAGTCTTCAGGGGTTTCCTTAAACGCACCCTTCTTATAGGCCGCATACAACCACCGCCAATCACGGTCCTCAAGCAGTCGCCAGTAACCGCCACGCTTTAGAAGTCGTTTTAATTTGGGGTGGGCTTTATGCCGTGAACTGGAGTCCGATTTCTGCGAGGCTGAAGTTTTGCTTGCCGACGGAAGTGACTCTGAGTTGGACTTGCGACGAGCGACCCGCCGCCGTGTAGTTTTGACGGGTGAGTCTTCCTTCAAAACTGGTTCCGTAATAACTGGTTCCGGCATAATAGAAACCTCCCGCATAAGTCGTTGGTGTTGCTGATGCGGGAGGAATTGAGATGTTGATTTCCTGATCGAACAGGGAAACACCCCCATGCTCAAATCGAAGATTTAACTCCACAGCTTCAGTTGGTTTTCGATAAGTGACCCACCCAGAAACATCAAACATCCGCCCAGGTGGAGCGTTAAATGATTTAGATACTCGGGTTGCCCTGACATCTGCACCAGTTGTATCTAGCGGCCCTGTCGCCCCATCACCGTTGTAGATGTCGGAGTCGAACTTATAAATATTCCCTGCCGTATCACCAAAATACACCGCCATCGTCTTTGTGGCGGGATCAAGCATGTTCCACACAGTCGTCGGCTGGAACCCTGCTGAGTGAGTTGTTTTCCAAACAGACCACGGAGATAGGAACTCCGTCATTGGATAAGCACTGTGCTTTACTACGTCGTCATAAAGTGCTTTTTGGAAAACATAAATCTTGTCTTCGGAATCAGGGAAACAATACATCCGCTGCATATTCCGGTCATAGACTAATCGCCACTTTTCAATCGTCTGCGCTTCATCTGCGATAAAACGCGAAAGATCATCAACCGTCGCGTCTTGAATGTTGGTAATACCGGCAAGAGACTCAATCGCGCCTTCTCTGCCGAAATAAACATCGTTTCCAACGTGAACCACCGCTTCATCACCGGATGCGGCTGATCCGCCGTAATAAGCTGTTACCGCGTAATCTTTTGAGGTCGTTCCGGTGAAGTTAAACAAGGAACCACGCTGAGTGGAAAAGATAACTTTGCCGAACGCCTGAACCATTGCATTGATTGGGCGTAGATCAGGAGAAACCAAGTAAAAAGGATCGGCTTCACCTAATGAAGAAGAAGGTTTGTTTGCCGTGGTAATGGTGGTGTAATCGCTGACTTCAGACGCACAAACGACTTGGGGTGTATCTGAAGTCGTGGTCATGTTCCCGAACCACGCTCTTTCATTCTCAACAAAGCAGTATTTTGCTTTTACCGTCCCAGATACTCCTGAAAATGAAACATCCGCAAAGGTTGTTCCGTCCCACTGCTTTATAGCTTCAGTCTTTGTCAGGTCGGTGATGATGACCTTATCGCCCATCGTCCAGTTAGCCTCTAACGGGCCACGCAATTTTGCGCCTGAACTCACCGTACCTTTCGAGGTGAAGGTGGAACCTCCATCCCACTCATAGACCGTATCACCCGCCTGGATCAGTGTTGAGATCGTGTCGGACTTTGTGACCAGTTGGGCAAAGCCCATGATGTTCGCGGCGTTGGTCGCTGTGCCTAACTTCTTAAAAGGTTTCCGAGGTCTAAAGTGTGAGTTGTCCAATTCAAGAACATAGTTCTCACCATCGGCGCACTCTCGATCCTTGATCTCATTTTCTGATTTAACGGTTGCAAGACCACCTCCAAACTGGAGGATGATTCCAACGTATTCGGGAGGTGGAACCTGGAGCATTAGTACTTCTCTCTAGCTTCGATTTGACTGATAGCGACCGCTGCTCTTGCAATGCTGGTCTGATAAGCAGCCATATCAAATTTCTCTTTGCTCTCCCTGTTCCAAACTTCTTTTACGCCTTGAATAAGATCATTCACCACGCTGTCAGAAAACGGAAAGGTTGCCGTTGCGGTGTCCATGTAAAGACGTTTTCGATAAAGGTAGGTGTAAACCTTCCCTGCCTCTGTCGCTGTTGGTGATCGATCCAGACGGAATTTTGCGTTGGTCGGATTAATCGTCCAGTAAATCGGAAGTCCGGTGTAATTAGAAGGTTGTGTCTGTAAAACAAACATCGCTTCATAACCGCCTGGATAAGCGTAGAGATATTGTCCATTGGTCTGATCGACAAACGTGTTTGAAGAAATGATGTCAGCATCAGATGCCTTGTCATACTCACGGGTTCCATCAACTAGCGTTATGGTTCCCTCACTTGTATCTGAGGGAAGCTGCCGCGCTGTGTTATACAGGTCGGTAATAATCTCGTTCCATGCCTGTATCATGATGTCTATATCAGCCTGACGAGCGGAATCAGTTAGGGTTGTGAGAACACCCGCATCTCCCTGAATAACTCTGACCCTCTTTAATGAGAGGTTGATCGCATCGAGTAAGGTGTAAGCCAATTACGCAGCCTCTAGTATTTTCTCGTATTCACCCAACAAATACTCACGGGTGGATGTATTGGCAACTGGGACACCACGCTTTGAAACGTAAGCACGAAGGGCGAAAGTCTTCAGCGACTTCGCTCTCTCTATAGAGATAAGCTGCTCTTGTTCCGGTGCGGATTCGATCAGAGGTATCAGTTCTTCTTTAGTCGGATATTCTTCCTCTGGCACTAACCCCTTTTCCCGAGCTATTTCCCACAAGGCATGGCGACGCATCTTATCCAAGGGACTGCGATTACCTAAAGTATCAACCTCCGGTGTGCGAAACATGAAACCCATAAAATCTCCCAGTTGGAATAAGCGGCCCCGAAGGGCCGCTATCCCGTTACGACCTCAGATTAGAGATCGGTTGCACCACTTTTGATGTTACGAATCCAATCACCGTTGAGAATTTTGGCACCGTGCCAACTTTTCCAACCCATCGTGCTGAGTTCGTTAAGCGGATCTGCGACACCAGATGAACCTCTGGCTTTGTTGATAAGCATCACAGACGGAAGTTTGTCACCAGCGGTGTAAATTTCCTTAATGTGTTCCTTACCAAAGCCAAGCGATCCAACAGCGTCTTTACCGAATACAACAGAGTTGTAAACATCGACCTTGACACCAGCAGCCGAACGAAGACCCGTCGCACCGATAGCGCCACCAGCCGCTAAATCAATGCTTGATTCCTCGGTTGACAGCCAACGCACACCACCAACCGCCCCGAACTCACCAGGCGATACAGCGGTTTGTGAAGCATACGACTGAACTGAAATAAACCCAGTCATGTCTCTAATATCTTCTTCGACATCAGAGTGACAAATGCCCCAGTACGAATCACGCATTGGCGAAGTACCAACACGATCCGAACCTTCAGTCATCGGCAAGAACGTACTTCCCGAGTTTCGGTTCAGTGTGTTGACAGCCTTCTTTACATCATTGCGTTGCATTTTGGTGACAATATCAGTAACAGCAGCCACACCATTACTGAAAATGGCAGTAGCATTGTCTTCCATCTCGTCACGCTGCAAACGGTTGAGTGACATCCCGGCGTTAATACCAAGGACTTCAACCAATTTGTCAGACTGACCAGTGAAGTTCACAACATCAACTTCCTCACTGAGCAACATATAGTTGCCGTACTTGGAAACTGCTTTGGTGATGTCGGTCACACTGGGCTGCACGGAATCCCTGACTGGAATAGCCAGGTTGCCCGTCAACTCAGCGAGAGCGGCGGTTACAGGAGTTAGGTTCTCAATACGCCGCCATTTAGCGGTGAAAGAGCCACTATGCTCCCTTATTTCTGCGGGTACGCTCCCCACGAAATACGGGCATTTAGCCTTTGCATTTCTTAGGAGAGTTTCTTGGAACACCACATTAACCGGACCCGCAATTTGGGTAGTGGTGGTAATTGGAGCAGCCATTGGCTTTTCCCTCTTAGTTAGTTGAAGTTAAAGATATTCAACTGATTCCTTCCACCTCATGCCTTTCGGTTATCGGTCAACGGGTCACAGCAGTTGTTACGAAAGAGATTCCTTATACCTATGGAACTCTGCATCGCTCATTTTGTTGAGATCACGAACAGTCGGACCATCCTGTTCAACAGTGTCCGGTTGTGACTCAACAGCGGCCCTCATTGCATTACGGTCTTCCGTAATTTGTGCATCTGGACCCTTAAATTCTTTGCTGAACTCACCAGCCATCGACTTCAGCACTCGGCCCCACGCATCGGGGTTTTCTTCCCGTTTGTGGAACGCATCGGCGATACGGGTATCCCGTTGCGCCATTAAATTAATGTATCCCTCGACTGCCGTACTTCCCACATTGGAAAGTGCAGAGTCGAAGCCCTTAAATTTTTCTACCGAATCTTGGATTGCAACTCTTGTCTCTTTTGCCTGTTGCTGTTGAATGAATTCTTCAACCATATCCATACGGGCTTTTGAAGGTTCAGCAGCGGGTTCTGGGGTGACAGAAGTATCGAACTCCGAAAGGATTTGGTCTAAATCGTCTGTTGGAGTTTCCGCAACTTCAGCTTCGGGCTGAGTATTGGTTTCGTCAATCATCTTTGCCTCTTAAAAAGTTAATCAAGGATTCCTGGCTGTCTCTTCGGCCAGAGTCGTATATCCACTTATCTTTATCAGTGGAATTCGGTGTCCAACGTGGTACGTCTGTCAGTTGGATGGATTCAAGGAGCAGTGAAAAGTCCGGGTTCGACCTCAAGTTCTGGAGGAATTCCTTCAGGTGTGGTGGGAGGTTCAAACGATTGCTCCATTGGTTCTAGTAAGTTGTCTAAATTAATGCTTGGGTTTGCACGACGCATGACCTCGGTGCGAATCGCATCCATATCAAGACCTCGACCACCCAACTGCCTGACCATCGGATCAAGTTGCAGAAGCATTTGAAAGGCTGAGAACTCTTTCTGCTCTTGCTCTCTTTTCTCCGATC